ATCTACCTCCCATCAGGAGAGTGGTACAAATGTAGACAGGTTTTACACACCTGTGTTCCGCGTTTACGAGTTGGTGAATATCCATTCCCTAAAGGGAGTGAATTCAATCCAACCCGTGGCCAAAATAGTGTTGAAGCTAGATTGGCCCGGAGTCGTTGGACCTGCACATATGACAATTTCGAGGATTTTTCCCGAATTTGTTACGTGCACAAGGCTCTCAAAAGAGCGGTCCGTCGACGTTATTCTACATGGTACCAACGAAAGGACTTTGACCTCTCACAACGTGACAGCGACAGATTCCTCTTTAAGCGCGTTAAACCAACACGCTATGGAGGGATCGGTTTTGCTGTATTCCAATGGAAGTTATCTCAAATAACCGAGATGACCCATGGATCACGTTTTTCAACTGTTGATAAAAACAATGAAAAGAGACGTCCTATTAACATAGAGTCCTTTGGGAACATATTGACCCAGCGTAGTATAGGCTTGTCATTGAGTAACGTTCTTCGAGAAAGATTTGGAATCATTCTCGATAAAATGCCGAATCTTCACAAGATTCGCATTAAGAACGTAGATGAAATAGCGACTATTGATCTTAAGGATGCTAGTGATAGCATCTCAATGGATTTAGTCCGCTTTTTACTTCCAAAAAATGTCGTTGATCAGCTCGAAAGAGCAAGATCTAGCTTCATTCTTGGACCAGATGGTGATTACCACCCGGTTAGGAAGATATCATCTATGGGAAATGGGTTCACTTTCGAACTCATGACCCTAATACTCACGTCTATATGTAGAGTTCTTGATCCTTCTGCTACCGTCTTCGGAGATGACATAGTCATCAACATAAAAGATAGTAGAAGATTGATCGAGTTGCTTCAGGAAGTTGGACTAAAAGTGAACGTTGACAAATCATTCACCGATGGTCCCTTCCGAGAGTCTTGCGGAGCCAATTACCATAAAGAAGAAGGTTATGTGGAATCTTACGATTTCACGTGGCCTACTTCCATAGGTGATTGTGTTGTCTTATATAATAAGACATTCCGCTTGGCCCTGAAGTACCCGTCTTTTAAGAAATTAAAAGACACACTCTATCGCTCACTGCCACGAACCGCCTTGCAGTTCGGCATTGATGAAGATTTCATGCGTGTAAAGTATGAAGACCTCTTCAATTATCAAATTTCTGATAGTGGCGCGCTGGTCCCCTGTATCGCTTTTCCTCCTTATTTTCTCACTGATAAAGCTGAGAAGAAAACGGTCGAAAACCGAGTTCCTAAGAAGTTTTTACAATCTTTCAAAGACTTCCAGTATGATCATAGAGATTTTTCGATGGTTATCGGGTACGAGTTCGAAACTGAACTCGCTTCTCCGACATCGAAGCATCTCACATTTCAATGGGCTAAATACGAAATGTATTTAGCTGCTGGTAGACGAACAAAAGATGTTAAAAGCAAGCAGGGAGTTTGGGTAAA